TTGGAAGAGGTAATGTAAGAACTTGTTCGTAGTCTTTTAATGTAATTTCTATCCATCCTACTTCAAAGTCAACCCATCTTTTTTGGACTTCTAAATGCGCGATCTGTTTATCTTCTTTCATTAGGGAATCTAAGAAAGCCTTTTGAAGATTGTCAATGTCTGGTTTTGACTGATGGAATCGGCCATGATACAATTTCTTTTTTTTCTTTGACCAGGAACGAGGGACTGGGATTACAAATGTTATTGAAGCTCCAATCGGAGGCATCGTAAATGATTTTCGTTTGGCTTCTGAATCAAGATCTAATTTGTATTGATTATACCTCTCTAATCTCATTAATCTTTTAAGGCCGGCTGGGCGTAATTTTTCTCTTGGGATTCTAAAAAATATTGAATCACCCTGGGTTGCCCTAACATGAGTTTGAGGTGTTATGTTGAGAATTACCTTTCTTAACATTCTATCTCTGTTATTTTAAAATGCTTTTTCATGTCTTTCTCTATTTGCTTTTGCAAGACAATTGAAATATACCCTTTTGTTGTTTGACCAGTTTTTGATGTGATCAATTTAATGCAATTTAAAATTTCTTTTTCTACTCTAAATGACTCTGTGGTACTTTGTTTCATAATGTGGTATTTATTACACAAGTTACAAAACATCATTGACATAAACAAAAAAACCTCCTTTTTTAAGGGAGGTCAATTCAAAGAAAGAAAACACATATATTCAACAAACCTAGTTTATTCTAATCTTTTTTAGCTGGCTTCTTTAAAGATTCTAATTTACTTTTTCTCATTTCTGAAAATATTGAATCTACTTCATTTTTTGCTTTATCAAATGCGGATTTTTTAGCAGCTTTATTACCTGATGACTCATTTATTTCTTCATCTGTTGCATATCGTAAACTTGGAGCCAACATTGGAGTTTCTCTTTTATATTTACCAGATTTTATATCTTCTGCTTTAGCTCCGTTTAAAAACGCTTCACCCTCTTCAACAGTCATAGGTCTTGATCCAGGTTTTAGTTTAACGCTTGGCAATTCTCTTTCCATTATAGGCTTGCTTATCAATTTCTCCATAGGAGCTGCTTGTTTCAACATAGTTTCTTTAATAGATTTGTCATCTAATTTATCTATTACTTTACCAGCAGCTGATCCTAATTTCTTCATTACATTAGTCTTTGGTTTTGACTTTTTCTTTTTAGGATTCTGCATGTCGTAGTCTATCATTACTTTTTCTGTTGCCATGTTTTTATTTTTTTAACATTTTAAAATCTTCTGCATCTAACTTGCTTTGATTGCCTTTTAAACCAGTTTTAGGCGTACTTTTTTTTGCCATTTTTGATTCCATTGCAACTGGCTTCTTCATTGAATCCATTAAATTCTTTATCATAAAAATAAATTATACCCAAATATACAAAATATTTACCACTACCATCACTACTATACACAAAAAAAATTTACAAAACCCTACACCTACACCTCCTAAAGTGTCCCCTGGCAAAAAAAAATGATGTCCCAAAGTGGGGGCTTCCGTTCCTGTAACCGAGTACCTCGTATTTGTATTGGGATCCTACCATGCTTTCAGGCCATTAGGTTTACATGGGTAAGGGCATGGAGGGGCAAGGGCAAATTCCTTTGTGGCATTGGTTTTGATCCTGTTAGTATGTGCATGCAATACCTATCTATCTATGTGTATGGTATGGGGGATGGTGCTAGCCATGGTATCGGTATGGTATGGCCATGCAATTGATCCCTGTTAATTAGTTTATGTATTGTTGTGGTAATAGGAGGAGGAGGGGGATCGTAACAAAATTTGGTTAATCGTAACAATATATCTACCTTTATCGTAACAAATCACTTAATCGTAACACTTAATCGTAACACATGAAAAACAAAACACCTTTTTGTATTTATTGCGGAGAAAGAATGGAAAGTCAAACATCCAAGAAAAAGTTTTGCTCAGACAAATGCAGAGTTTATTTTCACAGGAAGTACCCAAAAGGAAATACTATTTCTCCAGTAGAATTAGCCTCAAAATTGGCAGATAATGCTAAAGTGGTAGAAATACCTGTTGAAAACCACAAAACGCCTCCAGAGGGCTTAAAAGGGATAGACTTGACTATTTGGAAAGCAGAGAATTGGAAATAATTCGTATCTTAGCGGTATGAAAGGTAAATTAAAAATGATGAAGCGAGCAGTTACCAATTTTGATATGGGTAAATACATATTGGTTGTTGGTAAAGATGCTACAGATATTTTTAAATTTTATGATGTAAAACAAATGCATGGGTTAAATCTAAAGGATGCTCAAGCAGAGGAGGTAGATAAAACCAAGGGAAATGGGGTGTATATTTATGGGCTTACGAATTATAATCCAGCAGATAAAAAACTTACAGCCAAAAGTCCTTATAAACCGTTTATTTTTTTAAACATGGGTACTTTTAAAAGATATAACGCTGAAGAACAAAAGACAGCAATAATGCACGAAACAATGCACATGGGTATTTTGCTAAACAATTGGGATATAAAGGATAAAGAAGAGGAAGCAATAGGATTTGCAGAAGAAGAAGCTAATAAAATCATAAAAAAATTAAAAAACCTTAAACTTATAAAATGAAAAGTAAATTAAAAATGATGAAAAGGGCTGATGGCTCATCTTCTCCTCGTGGTCTTTGGGACAATATTCGTGCGGCTGCTGGTTCAGGTAAAAAGCCTACGCCAGAAATGCTAAAGCAAGAAAAGAAAATTAAAGCACAAGAAAAAAAATAAGTTATGTCTGGAGCTTGGCAACGTAAAGAAGGGAAAAATCCTGAAGGTGGCTTAAATGCCAAAGGTAGAGCATCATATAATGCAGAAACTGGTGGGCATCTAAAATCACCTGTTAAATCTGGCGTTAATCCTCGTAGAGTTTCATTTGCAGCTAGATTTGCTGGTATGCTTGGGGCTATGAAAAAACCAAATGGAGAGCCAACACGTAAAGCGTTAGCCCTCAAAGCGTGGGGATTTGGTAGTGTGGAAGCCGCTAGAAAATTTGCCAATACACATAAAAAATCGTAATTTAGCACAAATAAAATATTATGGCTGAAGAAAAATTTTCATATTTTGTATCTTATCTTAAAGATGCTTTTGATCAATCTGTAGTATGGCACCATCAAACCGAGTCTTATGCAGAACATAAAGCATTAGGTAAATTTTATGATGCAATCGTTGGTTTAACTGATGGATTAGTAGAAAGCGTAAGTGGAATTTACGAAAGACCTAAACATTATCAATTAGATAGTCCAGTAGATTATAAAAGTCATGAGCAAGTTGTTAAATATTTTAAGTCTTGCTATAATGCAATTGAAAAAGAAAGAAAGAATATTTACCAAGAAAGCTGGGTTCAAAATCAAGTAGATGAAATTGCAACATTATTTGCTGAAACTTTATATTTACTTAGTTTAAAATAAACTATTTATCTTTTGTTTGTTTATAAACATCAATTGCACCAAGTATTGATATTATTCCAAAAATTGATATTATTATTATACCTGTCATGTTGTTAATTGTTATTATTAATCCCATTATTTAATTTTTAGGTTGATCTTCTAATATTTTTTTACCAGCTTCTGATAATGGCCTTGAAAATAATCTAAGTTTTTTACCTGTATTTGGGCACACAAAAGTAATGCCGGCATCTTGATATGCTTTTAGTACTATTTCCAAACCACCTTCACCATCAGGGCTTGCGCCTACTACATGTGGTTCATCATAATCAAATTGCATACAGAAATCACATCCTTCTGTATAAACCTGTATTTCTTTTGGTATTTCTGTTTTTTTCTTTGCCATTTTTTATTGTTTTATTTCGTTTATGTCAACTATTTTAACTTCTTCTCCGTTTATTAATGCATCTAATGTAGATTCAATTAAATCTCTTTGATCTGGAGTTAATAATGCTACCTTTTCTACAATCGCAGGGACTGCAAATACATCACTAGCTATTTCGTTTTTAATACCAGTCCTAACCTCTTCAGTAAGAAATGGATTTGATACTAAATCGCTAAATATCCAACCTATTTTATCACTATATTTTTTAAATAACCTTGAGCCTTGTGAGTTAGGGTATTGCCTACAAAAATCTTCAAATTGCTCTTGGGCCATTTTTAAATTTTGAATAGCATTTATGATGTTGGCACCATTATTAACTTCAGGATTCATATTACTTATTAAAGTTTAAATGTGTTTCTTCTATTTCTTTTAAAAATTCTCTTGCTTTTTCTACTTTTTGTTGGATGCGTAATATATCATCTTCATTTCTACTAACGTGAAACATAAGTATTCTTTCTTCCATAGATATATCATCAAATGACATGTTAAATTCAATCTTCATTGCTTCTTT